CACCTATTGCTCTTGGTCACATGGGACGAAGAGAGTTTGAGTCAGATGATGGTCGTAAGCTCATCATGTACCTAATCTCAAACCCACGGTCACTCAATAGCTTCTATGACTTTATGATAAATGATGACCTAGCAGATGATGAGTTTGTCATGTGGCTAGATGTTGTCACAGCTATGGAAGAAGGTAGTATCAGGTACACCAAGGAAGAGCTGATGAGGTCACAGTTTACCATAACTGAAGACTCAATCAGGGAAAACCTTCTGTGTGAGTTTCCTACAGATAGGTCAACCTTCTTTGATGCTCCTCCTGATATCCTTGAGTCATTCGATATGAGTCAAGAAGGTCTAGACTTCTTCTTAGGAGTCGATAGTGCCTATAAGGGTGCTGACAGCATCCAGGTCACTATATCTTCTGTGGATAAGTATAATCACTTCACCACTATTGACACAAAGGATATTAAGCCTGCTGAGTGGATAGATGGTATCACAGCTATTGAGATTGTGGATAAGATAGTGACTATAGCTAACACACTGAAGGTTAAGGCTATTGGAATTGACTCAGGTGGTGGAGCACATATAGTACAACCATTGAAAATGAGAAGATTATCAGGACAGCTTAAATGCCCTGTGTATGATATTAACTTTGGTGGTAAGCCTACTGAGATTAAGGTTATTGCCAAGGACCCTAGTGCTGAATATGCCTTTAACAGAAGAGCTGAGATGCACTTAATGTTGAGAGGTATGATGGAAGCTAAGAGAGTTTCCTTTGTACGTAAGGTTTGGGATGCTATAGCTAGACAGATGTCCTTTGTATCTGAAATTCAGAGACCTGAGGATAGAAAAGTAAAGATTAGACCAAAAGCTGAAATTAAGAAATTGCTAAGACAATCTCCTGACGAACTGGATAGTGTATTGCTCTCTCTCCATGTTGCTGAGTTGTTTTACTTAGGAGGTACCTAATGGTATGTGGTAAATGTCGGAAGGATGAGTGCGGTGGAGACTGTGCAATGGACCGCTACTTCAAGGGTGATTACAAAGACAGGTTAATCTATGCAAGTTCAGGCTTCAGAGGTATATCTGTCCGTGAAACACTTGAAGATATTGAGAAACTTGCTCTAGACCTACCTGATGTTGATTATATCCTAGACAATATTGTGAATTATATGTTCACAAACAGTTTGACTACAGATGAATTTACAAAGGATGAAACTCTTAGAAAGTATCTGTATTCTCATAACTTTAATGGCCAAAGAAACTATGATGTACTCAAGCAGGTTGCTAAAGGGTATAGAAAATATGGTTACTATGGTCTCTTAAGAACTAAAGACGGTCTTGTAGGGATTCATCCAAAGGATATTCTAGCCTGTGTGATTGATTACCCTAAGAAACCTGTACTAAGACAAACTTTAGCCTACTTAATCAGGAATACCAATGTTTATCAGACACCCTATGACCAAAAGACAGGTAATCCAAGACTTGCTACTGATTATTCTGAAGAGGATATCAAGAAGATTCTTGAGGACCCTAAGAGGTATGAAAAAGAGATTATGGTCGTCACTAGCGATGAGTTCGCTTGTGTAAGACTAGATACTTCACAGACTTTCTGTATGAGTCCATTACTACGTGATAGAAAGCGTGTTGAGCTTATTCTTAATATTCTTAATCGAATGAACTACGATATATCTCGTAATGGTATTGGCACTATCGCACTTCAGGCTAAAGATACCCTAGAAGAGCAAGTTCAAGAGAGTATTGAACAAGGCTCTGCTTTTGACAGTGGAGAATTGCTTGATTTAGGTCGTACAGCCAAAGAAGAGCGTAATCAGAAGATTATTGATGATATTGAGAAGTTTGCTGAAAAGCTTTCTGAGACCGAGTTCAATGATGCTATTGTGTATACAGGAAACTTCCAAAACTTAGAACAGCTTGAACGTGATACCAAGGCTACAGACTTCTTAGAGTATCTATCTCAGTATGTACCTGCTATCATCTGCCGTATGTTTGGTGTTCCTGCTAGACTATTTGACTCAGATAAAACAGTATCTAACATCGGTACTCACAGTATCATTGATAATGCTATGAAGAACACAATCATTCCTATGCGAGACCACTTCTTAGGACAGGTTGTGCATCTTCTTCAAAAAGCTACTGGACTCAAAGAGTATATTAAGTTTGATAGCTATGAGTTTGCTAATAGCTATAACTATAACAATGACATTTACATCCTTGATGTATATGACAGATTAAAAGATATCGACATGGATATGGCTGAAGCCTATCTAGCTAAAAACCTAATTGTTTAAGGAGAAATCATGTCAGAAAAGATTTTGAGTATTGAAGAACTTTCGAAGATGCAGGAGAGCTTCACAGGTGCTACACAGACTGACACACCTGTTGCAATTCAAACACCAACTAATTCAGTTGTGAATGGAGAGCCTACTAAACTAGGTACTACAGAACCTGAAAATTATACTCTAGTATTTTACTTACCAGTTCCTAAGGAAGGTGCTCCTCAGGGTGCTGAACTTGTTATGGATGGTAAAGCCTACAAACAAGTAGTCCATGCTGAGGAAAAATTTGTTTCTCCACGTATTGCACGTAAGATTAGACATTATGCCTCAACCATTGCTTTAGCCTTTACTGATTTAAAAGAAGATGGTTCTTCTGAAATCTACACAGTAGAAGACTTAATCAAGGTTTATGAAGTATTTGATGATAACGTAATTGATGCTTGTGAAAAACTACTAGGAGCAGTATTAGGAGTAAGTGACTCTCTTCTACAGTACATTACAGATGAGTCATTGATTGAGAACTGCTCAAAAGTATTGGATAACAATCCTTCGTTTTTTCAAGCTGATTAGTTACTTGGTAAGATATCAGTGGGCTTATCTACAAGGGTTAGTAAAACCAAAAGATGAGTTCACTGGACTTGCTTATGAAGAGATGGTACCTGTATCTTTAGATGATATAACCGAACAGGTATTGTCTGTGTGCAAAGAATACAACATCAGTTATGAATATGCTATGGATAAGATGTACTATCCTGATATAACTGTTATGTATGCTAAGATGGCTAATGAAAATGCTTTCAAAACATACAATGAGTGGTTAAATCTAGATGAGACATCTCAAGGCAAGTTTGTTACTGATTATGGACCTCCTAAGCCTTATGTGTATGAGATACTTACACCTGATAAACAAAAAGAAGGGCTTAAGAGCCAAGAGAAATCTAGAAATACATTGAAAGATATGTACCGTCATGGAGGACGAATAAATGACTGAAGTTATCAGTGATGTTTTAGGGTTTTTAGACACAAAACGAAAAGAAATCTTACCTGAATATATACGTAATGGTAAACCTGTGTATACATTAAGAAAATATGCAGACTTGACTGACCTTGATGCAGAAGTGCTTATCAATGGTGGGCATGAGAATGTAGCTCAGAAAATTCCTACTGTTGGTGCATCAGGTAATATGCTACGTACACCACGTACATCATACGCTGTGAACGTAGAAGTTGCTTTTGACAACCGAGTTAAGGTATCTGACCAAAAGATTGGACAGAAGACAGAGAAGGTCTACACTTTTGTGGTTGACCAACGTGCTCTTATGGAACAATCTACTGGACACCTATATGCTAACTATATCGTAGGGTTTGTAGTAGGTAAAGGTAAAGATGATAAGCCTGAAGTTAGAGGAACTGTGCATATCAAAGAGGATGACTTCCTAAACAACTTTGATACAACCTTTGACCCTTTCAGAATGGAAGAAATTATGGAGCTTATTAACAGATATCGCTTAGAGCATGGAACAGCCAAGGTTCTTGATGAAATCGAGTTCTAATTGACATGGAGGTAATTTGACATTACCTCCTTTTATGTTATATTATGTATATAATTATGCAGGAAGGAGCACTTTGATGGCTAACACGATTAAAGTTCCAAAAATGAAGCTCAAAATTGTAGTTGCAGGTGAAACTAAAGAGTTTAAATCACCTTTGGCTGAAACAATTTTAGCTCAAGTTCGTAAAGTTGTGGTTGGACATGAACAAATTCAATTCTTCGATATTGAAGATAAGAAGTTCAAATCATTCACTTATTGCTGTGGTGATAAGTATGAGTTCAACTACGAATTGGAAGAAGTTAAACTCAAAGAAACTGAGTTTGATTGTTATGGCTTCCCAATCACATACGCAGGAGACAAGTAATGACAGAAACGAAAAATGTAGGTCAAACTTACAAAGAGTTTCTGCGTGAAGTTCGTGCGAAACAGTTTGGTTATGAGCTTGATGAGGTATCTAGCATTACTGAAGGTACCACAGTTAAAGCTCTAAAGTCTAAAGGTAAAAAGAAGGAAGTGAAGAAGAGTGAGTAAGTTTAGAGTGTCTAGGTTTTTAAAGCGTGACCTAGTAATTAGAGTCAACTTTTTAAATGATAAGGGCATCATCCAAAACTCACGTAAACTTTTTGAATTTTATCCTAATAGCTCTCAGGAGAATGAAGGTTGGTATGAAACTGATGATGAAGTTCTCTTGAAGAGCCTAGAAGAAGTAACTGAACAACTACCTTTCTCTACTGAAACAGAAGCAGGATTGAAGCAGGATGGTGTACCTTATGAGTATGCCTACTGTGCATCCTGTGGAGGTAAGAAAGTACGTAAGTTGAAGTACAACATGTTTGAGGTGATTAGGGATGCCAATTAAGTCACAGATTGCTAAGAGGATTATTGATGAGATTAACGTGTACCTTGGACAGAAGGACTCATTGGACTCTATCATGAACCTCTCAAAGACTGGAAAAGAGTCTGAGAAGTTATCTGTAGATAGGCTTGATAACCCTAATGGTTATATGACATTGCTCTCTGAAGGTTCAGTCCTTTATCCTGATGGTACAATTAGATTGTACCTCTGCAAGGGTACTCTCAAGAATTGGTATGATAATTTAGCTGATGATTTTGAAGGTTATGTATCAACTGGTCACAGAGACTTAAATGCTTACCCTGTGAGAGAAGGATATTTCAGAAAGTCTGACCTCAAGCTTGTGGTTGATGAACATGGTAGGTATGACCTACTAGTAAAACCTCATGTAAATTTAGAATTAAGTAACATAAAGGACTTATTGCTTCAAGATGAACCCTTTGCTATTTCTTCTGAGTTCATGTGGTACCACAAGGATATTGGGGAAGAAGACTTAGAAGAGTTTACTAAACTAGCTGAGTATAACCTTGAGCATGGTGGGTCTATTGATGTACCTATCACAGATAGAGTAGAAATATCAGGCTTCTCCTTTGTGGGAAACCCTGGTAATGCAAAGAGTGGAGGATATGAACCTTCACTATTAGTAAGAAATGAGGAAGAACACTTGAAGAATAAAGAAATTCTTGATAAAGTTCTCGCTCACCTTAGTGCACAAGTTGAAGAAGAAGTTAAGGAAGCTATTGAGCTTGAAGTTGCTGAAGTAGTTGAAGCTCCTGAAGCTCCTGAAACAGAAGAAAAAACTGAAGTACCTGAAGTAGAAGAAGTGAAAGAAGAAGCTGAAGCTACTGAAGAAAAGGTTGAAGCAGAAGAACCAAAAACTGAAGAAGGTGAAGCTCTTGCTAAAGCTATTGAGGCTATTGAGACTCTTAAGGCTGAAGTAGAAACACTTAAATCAGAAAAGGCTCAATTACAAGCTGAGCTTGAAAGTAAGAAAGAAAATGAAGATGCTGTGGAAGGTCAGTTGAGCAAACTAGCTAAACTATTGGAAACTGTAAACCCCACTGTGGAGAAAGCATCTAAAGAAGAACCGAAAGAAGCTACTAACCGCTTTGGACGTGTTCGTTTTGGAGGACAATAATGACTAAAACTAACTTTGATATTTTGTTAGGTGAAGCTATTGACAACTTGTATGAGCGTACAAAAGCTAAACTAGGTAATGTTGAGAACTTCTCTAATGAAGACGGTAAAATTCCTTTTGGTATCTCACGTGACTGGTCAAAAGCACAACCTTCACTTCGTGAAGTTGGTATGGATGATGAGTTGGTAAACGATATCCTTAAGCGTTTTGAACAATCATCTTTCGGTGCACTTCGTCAAGCTAAAAATGGCGACTGGATTATGGAAGGTATCACTTGGGGAACTAAAGCTCCTGATTTTGCTAATGATACTTCTGATGCCTGCTGTTTCACTGAGAAGTTCACTATGCAAGCTACAGGTGATGCTACCCCAATTCGTTACCTATGTTTCAAAGACTGTGAAACTCGTCTTGACCGCTTGATGAAAGACAAGATGCACTTCAAACAGGGAGACCTTCTTAACATCTTCCAACGTTTGGGTATGT